CTATGATATGAATGAGCGCAAGGAAGCCTTCAGCCGTGCCGAGGAGAAACTGATGGCACAAGGCTATGATCCTGTAAACCCTTTCAGGAACGGATTGCCGGATGAAGCTCATTGGAGAGCCCACATGCGGGCCGACATTGCCCTGTTGCTGGCTTGTGACTATATCTACATGCTGAAGGACTGGGAACTGAGCAAGGGAGCCAAACTGGAGCTTGACGTAGCCAGTTCGTGTGGCATTAAAGTATTGTTTGAATAACCTTTTAATAGTGAATGTATGGAAGAAAAACAGAAAGTTCAGGTCGTATTTGAATTTGACCGTTCCGAGTATGACGCGTATCTCTTTTTGATGAATCAAAAGAAGACGAAAGAGGTAGAGCAAATATGGAACACCATGAGCGGTGAGCCTGTGGTTGCGGATATTGATTTGTTTGAAGAGGACAGCCAGTCTGTAAAACTTATGATGATAAGTTTGGCAATTCTTTCAGTGGAGAAAAAAGTGAAAGGATGATATGGCACAGGAAGTAACCAATTTCGCCCGGTTCTATGCATTGTTCAACAAACTGCCTTATCAGGGCGATCGGGAGGAATTCAAAAAACAAATCGTGCTGCAGTACACGTGGAACCGGACAGACAGTCTGAAGGAAATGACGGCCAAGGAGTATGAAGTTTGTTGTACTGCTCTGGAGAAACTGAGCGGACAAGACGAATGGCGGCAGAAACTTCGCGAGGAACTGCGACGGAAACGCAGCGTCTGCCTGAAGCTGATGCAACAGTTGGGTATAGACACCACCGACTGGAACCGGGTGAACGAATTCTGCAACAACCCCCGGATAGCCGGCAAGCCCTTTGTTCAGGTTAGTACAGCCGAGCTGAAACAACTGGCCATCAAACTGCGGGCTATCCAACGAAAAGGAGGTTTAACCGATAAATAGAGCAATATGGATAAAAAAGCACATGAAGCGCTTGAGCGCATAAGAAAAGACGTGACCCTTACGACATCCGATATGGAGAACCAGGATGCAGCGGAGTTTTTCAACGAACTGGCCGACTGGGCGTATGCCAATGGGGAGGCCATGCTGATAGACGATGAACCGGAAAAGCAGGATGATTATGAGGATAGATGACCAAGACAAGCTGATAAAAGCGGGGTTCTGTATAATACGAAAGGATGATTATCCAGGCCCGAGGATAAAGATGTGTACCGGCATAAACGGTGGCTGGAAGACATACAAGAAGTTTGAAACCAAAGCAGAAAGAGACAGGACATTCGCTTTGCTGCTGAAGGATGACAAAGTAATAGCTGATTAACAACTAAAATGATTTAAAATGGAAAAGAACAATCAAAGTGTGGACATCAAGTCCCTGAGTAAAGAACAGCGAGCAGCCCTCATGGCCCAGCTGCAGCAAGAAGAGAAAGAAGACCGCATCGCCCGTCGTGAAACTTACGAGGCATTACGCGGTGAGTTTATGCACGAAGTAAAGACCAACGTTCTTGAGATGGTGAATGCCGTGACCGGGTTCCGCGGATGGCTGGAAAAAGAAGCCGATGCCTTTACCAAGGTGATGAAGGAATACGGCCAGGTGAAAAGCGACGAACAGCGCAGCTACACCATTACGGACGGTGACTTCCGCCTGGAGGTGAAAAGCAACAAGGTGAAAGGCTTCGATGAACGAGCTGATATGGCAGCCGACCGTCTGATTGACTACCTGAAGCGCTACATGCAGAACAGTGAGAAAGGTTCGGATGATCCGATGTATCAGATGGCCATGACCCTGCTGGAGCGCAACAAGATGGGCGACCTGGACTACAAGAGCATTTCGAAGCTCTACGAACTGGAGGACAAGTTTGATGAAGAGTACGCAGACATCATGCGCCTGTTCAAGGAAGCCAATGTGGTGCAGCGCAATGCCACTAACTACTACTTCAGCCGGCGTAACCCTGAAAACGGCGTATGGACCCGCATTGAACCCAGTTTCTGCCGTTTGTAGCCGGAATCCGTTAACCCTGTAAACAGAAAGCGCCGCAGTTGTTATAATTGCGGCGCTTTTGTTCTTAAATTCGATGAAAATCAGCTATTTTTGTATAAGAAATAAAGCGTATGGGCAAAGGACGGGATAAAGAATTGATTAAGTTGCGTGACGAGGCACTGTGCCGCCGTTACTACTATTGGACAGAAATACAGCGGTTGCGGTTCGACGATGCTTTAAAAGTGTTGTCGGAGCGCGAATTCTTCATATCCGAGGAGCGTATCATGACCATCATCCGCCGGAAATCACGTGAGGGAACAGACTACAACCTGAAGCCTGTTCCCAAGGTGAAAGCCCCCCGCCTGACCGCTGCCCAACTGGAGCTATTCCCCGTAAGATGACGGCATGGCCGATTCATCGTGCAGTGTGAATGAGAACGTCATTTCATAGACCTTGATATAATGTGGCATGGCATACGAACGGCTTTTCTCGCGTACCAGCGGCGAAGCGTTGTCCGTGCACTGCAGGCATTGCAGCGACTTGTATAATTTCTCGGCCAGCTGTTGCCTTTCCCTTACTTTGTCATACGTGCCGGATGCGTAGCTTGTATCGTCGTAACAATCGATAGCCAGCCGTACGGTCAGCATGGATTCGCTTTTCTGTACCCCATATCCAAGGTCGTTCCAGTCAGAACTTGTATTTCCAATCAATACACAAGGGAAGGTGACCGGGTACTGGTCTTCTTCTGCCCCCATTTCCAATTGTCCGTAGTCCTCATCAATGAGCGAGAGTTCCGGCATTTCCTGTGCAATCTGTTCCATGATTGCGATAAAAACATCTTCCATATCCTTAGCTGTTTAAAATGTTGGTAATTTCCTGATCCACCTTCTCCCGTATGCGGCTGTTCAATTCTTCGCTTTCTCCCATGAACTGGCGCTGCGGGATGCGGATGTGCAGTTTCTTTTTCTTGGTAAGTGCCATGTTTCTCCAGAACTGTGCCTGTGGATTCAGTTCCTTCAGTTTGGTACGTCGTTTAACGCGTTTCTTTTGCCCTGTGCCGGCTTTCTTTCTTTTTCCCGAAGCCTTGTAGAACTTGGCCCATGCAAAGCGCCTCATGCGGTCTGTGACGGTGACATCGATTTCGCCGCCCCAGTTGTGGACGGGTGCATAGACCACCTCGTTAAACACCCTTACCCGGTAGTCGGCAGGTGTATATCCGACCGATTTGAAAAGATGCTTCCTGCCGGAGAGCAGCGTACCATAATTGCTGGCGGCATCGGTACCCCCCGAAGACAGCCGTTTGGATTTTGGCCAAGGGTGAAGACCGCCATTAACAAAACCACCCTGGCGGAAGTTATCCTGGAAATGGTCTTTGGCCATACGTCCTACCATGACTGGCATTTTGCGCCGCATCATGCTGTCCAGTCTGTCACGTTTCCGCTTTATCAGTTCTGCAAAATCTTTTATGTCCATAATCATTAGTAATTCAAGAATAATTTATAACTTTGCAACCAAGGCTTCCAATATGCCTTTTATGCGTTATGAATATACCGGAACAAGTGAAGAATGAGGCCCGTGCGCTTATTGAGCAATACGGTGACACCTTCGAATACCTTGGTATTTATGAAGGTCAGGAAGCCTATGTATTCAAGTTCCCGGAAGATTCCTGTACCGGTTATCCTTTTGTTTACCTGTATGACGGTAAAGAAGCAACCGAAATAACCGGTCCGTTATCCCTTGACGTTATCGATTCATGTATCGAAAATATCGAGGAAGGAGACATCGAATAATTTATTGTCAATTCTCAGGACTCCTCTGCAGCTGTGGGAAGTTGCAGCTCCTATTTCACATAAATATTTCACATCTTTCCATTCCATCCCGGAACCGGCAGAATTGTCGCTTTGGGGTTCTATGTACCTTAGTTCGCCGTCTGCGAAACGTTGCAGGATTGTAGCATGTCCGCCCCCGCTTTTCCAACCGATACTCAATTCATACACGCCTTCTTCTTTGCATACTTCATTGAAATACTCCATGTATCTTTTAGGCGTCATTTTCAGGTATCCTTTGTGTGCAACCCAATTGTTTATACTTATATGCTGCACCGGAGTACCATCGATGTTTTTCCAGACTTCAAAAGCACGCCCATTACTCAGGTATTCAAGTTTTGACCCTGCAACATTGCCCTTGGCTGTAATATCCCATCCTCTTAACCGTAAAGCGTATGCCGGTGCGCAAGTCTGACAGTTGATGCTGTATGGAGTATCCCGTTTTTTATCGTAATCGCTGTTCTTCCGGTAACGGTTTCCCCTTTTATCACGATATATCCCGTTAGGATCAGGAATATACTCGTCCACGTGTTTGGGATTCGCATTCTGTTTATCCGCCTTATCCACATCCATAGGTTTCCCTTTTTTGATTTTAAGAGCCTTTTCTATTTCGAGGTTGTTCTGGGCAATGGCCATTTTTTCCTCCCTGGTAAGACTGTTCGGCATTTCCGCAATCATTTCATCAATGCGCGCCATAAGTTTATCCACCGCTTTTTTGGCACCCTCGTGGGCTTCCGTCTGATATGGATGATTGTCGGAAAACAGTTTGCCGTCCGTTCCCGGATTGTTATCCAGTCCGGGGTGTGGCTTGTTCTTGTCGTCTTCGTCCGGAAGTGGTGTCGGTTCCTCATCGGTGGCTGTAAGGTCGCACTTGCAATTCCACCGGTCTCCCGGTCGGTGGATGTTCCAGAACGGATCGTCAATCGGTCGGATGGTATTCCAAAATGGGCGGTGGTCAGCCCCCGGATGAATGGAAGTAGATGGTAGCCATTTGAGATTGGGCAGAATATCGCGTTCGCGCAGGAACTGTTGCCAGTCAGCCGCCTGATGCGCCCGGATGACCGCCGTATCATA